ACGCAATCCGCGTGAGGCGGCAAGATTTAAGCAAATGGGCGTGAAACCCGGCGTCCCAGATTTATATTTGCCCATCAAGCGCGGTGAGTATTACGGGCTATTTGTGGAGCTGAAACGCCAGAAAGGCGGAATTGTAAGCCCATATCAGCGCTATTGGCTGCAAAAGCTGCGCGCCGAAGGGTACGCCGCAGAGGTTTGCCGGGGCTGCAACGATGCGCAAGGCGTTATTCTGCGCTATCTGACCGGGCAATACAAGGAGCGTGAACTATGAATCAAATAAAAATCCTTATCGCCTGCGAAGAATCGCAGACCGTTTGCAAGGCATTCCGGGAAAGAGGATTTGAAGCATACAGCTGCGATATTCAGGAACCGTCCGGCGGACACCCGGAATGGCACATCTTGGGCGATGCCCTGAAAGCTATTGAGGGGGGGCGAGTCGTAACAATGGACGGCAAAACGCACGATATTGGCAAATGGGATTTGCTGATTGCGCACCCGCCTTGCACATATCTTAGCAATGTTGCAACGCGTAGTTTTTCTTTGCGGTGCACAGCACCAGAAAAGGTGGTTGCACGGTGGGTTGAGAGGGCAAAAGGCGCGGTATTTTTTATGCGATTTTTCGCAGCAAACGCAGAGCGAATAGCGATCGAAAATCCCATAGGATTTATGAACACGGCGTATCGAAAACCAGACCAAACGATTCACCCATATATGTTCGCAAAATCTACAGAAGATACAGAAAATTACGTTACAAAAGCAACATCGCTTTGGCTGGTTAATCTTCCGGTGCTACATGGAACATGGCTTCCAAAGCCTGACAACGCAGTATTGTTTGGCAGGCTGCCGAGCGGAAAGGCACGAACGTGGGAAGATACTATCAGCCGTTCTGGAAAAGTCAGAAGCAAAACTTTTCCTGGCATCGCTGAAGCAATGGCTGAACAATGGGGAAATTACATCAGGAACGGAGATAAAAAATGACAGGAACACTATCCGCCCCATGCGAGCACTGTCCGGAACGCCACGCGCTATGCCATAGCACTTGTGGAAAGTATCTTGCATATCGTGCCAAGATGGATGACATCAGCAAGCAGCGCATGCAGGCGCAGGCGTTGAACGAAGCGGATGTGCTCAGGGGAGACAAAATCCGGCAGGCCGTGATTCCTCACATCCCGCCGGGCCACAGGAGGAGATAAACATGAAAGCCAAAATACAGCTCCCGGCCTGCTACAAGAAAGAGGCGGAAGCTTATATTGCAAAGCTTGAAGCTGAATATGAAGAGACAAAAAACAATGAGGACAACCCATGAGAAAAGCCGGATTTAAGCGTATGCGGGGCGCAAAAGAAAAGTACGTTCAAGACCGGCTGCGGCTGAAAAGGATATTTTGCACCAGCATTAAGCATGTGCGCTGGATGAAACGATATATCAACCGCGCACCCAGACACAAAGAGAAACGGGAGGATATGGATTATGACGACTGAAGAAATCAGAAAAATCTTGAAATTTCATAAAGCATGGATTAACGGAGAAAAGCACGGAAAAAGGGCCAACATGTCCGGGGCCTATCTGTTCTGGGTCTACATGTCCTGGGTCTACATGTCCTGGGTCTACATGTCCGGGGCCGAGAATGTGCCATATACGCCTATGGAATGCCCAGATGAAGGAGAGTTCACCGGGTGGAAAAATGCAGAAACGATAGAATCGTAAAGCTAGAAATTCCGGAAGATGCAGATTGGTAAGGAGTGAGACTATGGATATAGTTGAATTTTTCAAGACGGTAAACAGATTATGCAAAAATAGAACCTGCGGGAAATGTCCTATTTGGAAAAACGGCACGTGCATGGCTAATTTCAGAGACGATTCAGTTAAAAACATTGAAGAAACGATTTCAAAAGTCGAGCAATGGGCAAAAGACCACCCCGTCAAGACCCGTCAGAGCGAGTTTTTGAAGGTATTCCCAAAAGCAACCATTAGTAATCACGTGCTTTCCTTGTGCCCAAAGTTCTACTGCGTGAATTTTCTCGGAACGGATTTTCAAGAGTGCAAAGGGATTAATTGCGACAAATGCCGCTGCGAATATTGGCTTGCAGAGGTGACGGACAATGACTAACATCACAACCATGTGCCCCGGCGAACACTTCATGTTCAAAAGTTTTGAGTGGGTATGCCTTGACCCACACCACCTTGACGGCGGCGTGCTGGCTATTATGGCAAAGGCGTGGGCAAAAGATGTAAAGTTCTCTCCAAGTGATAAATTTGCCGATGAGAAAGGCAACTGGAATAACTACCGCACCAGCAATGTGCGGGGGATTCTATCTGATATGGCGAACGCTGTTTTCGATAGAAAAATTCTGCTGTCACATACCGTTGACCTTGTTGCAGATAACGGCGACCGCGCCTATGGTGCTGTGGAAGACCTAGTTTTTATCCTGACCTGTGACGAGTACCGCAAGTACCGTGACTACATCCCGCACTACGACAGCTGGATTTGGACTGCCACACCGTGGTATTGCGGTGACAAGGATTCCGACACGGGAGAAGCGGGCATCGGTCGCCTTGTGGACGCGGATGGTACGTTGTGCAACAGCGGTACGTGCGAAAGTTATGCTGTCGCCCCGGCTTGTGTTCTCAATCCTAAATTTCTTAATATGCGCCAAAACATGGCGTATGTAGAGGAGGTATCAGAATGAATACAACAATAGGCTGCCCGATTCCGGGCGCAAGCCAGCCGAAAGAACCAGTGCGGCTGATCGATGCAAACAATGTTATGGAAGCGGTATTTGGTGCCGTTGAATTGGACAATTCACAATATCTTGCCATACAGCACGAAATCGAAAAAACTTCCCACCATCGACCCGGAATCCCTTCGGCCTACGGCGCATGAGGTATCAGAATGACACAACTTCAAGAAGCAATTCGCGATAAAATCACGACATACAGCGATGCCTGCGGTAGGTGTACGGACATAATGAAAGATTGCGACATATGCGGCGTTATATGGATGCTTGAAGACCTGAACGAGTTGCAGAAATTGGCAGATGACCCGGACGCGGTACGGCCTACGGCGCACATTATGCGCGGAACTGTGCCTGATACACACGATGATGCATTTTGCAGCAATTGCCGTTCATATCTTGGTGTTCCTGGCGTTGATTACGAAGATTATGATTCGGTTTTAAATCACAGATATAAATATTGCCCATATTGCGGTGCAAGGATGGTGAACGAAGATGAATTACCTGGTAAAAATCATTGATAAAGCATGTATGAGTTACATAATTGACCACCAAGAGGAGAAAAAAGGATTGTATCTATCTTTGGAAAATTGTGAAGGTGGCGCTGTCGTGGTAGCTTGCGACAATAGCACGGGCGATGCATATATCGAAGAATTTGACAGCGTGAAAGCTGCTATCAAGTGGTTGCGGAGGGAAGAATGAACCATACGTTTTTTGACTCAGGAAACAGCAAGTGCATTTCTTTTGGCAGCATGCCGAAGATTTCCGACTTTGGTGATGAGAATGACCTGATTCGGCGCGGTGATGCGCTGAAAGCAATCAGGAAAGCATGTATCAGTGCGCATTTACCGTTCGATTCCGCTACGCCGGAAGGAAAGCGAGTAATGGATGCTCTATATGCGGTATGGAAAGTGAAAAAGAGAGGAAAAGAAGCATGACAGTATTTGACGCAAACTGCATCTACACAATCAAATGCCTTGCTCTGATCTTCGTTGCAGCACCGGGCGTGATGCTTATCGGCGCATTGCTGATCTACCTGTTTGCACTGTGCTGCAAACAGATTTCAGGGTTTTGGAGGGAGCACAAATGAACATTTTCCTTTCGATTCTTGGAACTGCGATTGTCACAATTTTGATCGCGGTCGCCTATTCCATTGGCGTATCTGTTGGCAAAGCTGCGGCGGGGTATGAAGATGATGACCGTGAACCGGTAATTTACATGGATCACACGCACGGAGGTGAGGAACCTTGAAATATGTTGATAGGCCGTGCGCTTTCTGTGGAAAAATGATGAAAGGTGTCGCAGTTTCCAGAATGTATCATCCGGGATGCCTAAATGCCAGCCGCAGAGAACGATACAAAAAGAAAATGCTGGAAAAGCCAAAAGAAAACAAGACTACAAAGGCAACAAAGCCCGCACCTAAAATTAAACAAATCACTGATCCTTGTGAATCATGCAGATGGAAAACGGGCGGGGCTTGTGTATTGCCTCGATGCTTAAAAAGAATTGAACAACGGCGAAGGGAGGAATTAGCAAGTGCAATCCGAGAACGAAAGAAAGCAGAAATGGCTTTGGCGTTATCAGAACAGCCGCAGAGCGGAAGCACGGATAAGAAAACAGATTCTTGATGAAATGGACAGAGCAACGGCAACCACAAAAGCCCTTTCCCCTGTTGTGGTATCCGGGGGCAGCGGGAATAGCAAAATCGAAGAAGCCGTTGCTATTATGCAGGAACGCCAACAAAAGCTATATTCACAGTTGATAGAAACCGAAGTAATTCGCAGCGAGATAGAAAAGGCCATTGGCTCCATTCCAGAAGGCCTGATGCAGGATATCTTACACGAAAGATACATCGTTGGGACGCCTTATTGGTGGATGATCGCAAACAACTTGCACATATCCGAAAAATGGGCACGGGAAAATCACAGAAAGGCTATTGATGCCTTAAAAATCTAAAAGAGTGCCGTTTAGTTCCGTTCCTACATGTTAAAATTGTTATGATGAAAGTTCCAAAAGAACTTCATACTTCCCTTATTTGTCTCTTTCCAAAAAGTATTCGCCGGTTTTCATCACCCACCGGCGAATATCTTGTTGCAATAGCTCAATCGGAAGAGCACCCGGCTCATAACCGGGCGCATGTGGGTTCAAATCCCTCTTGCAGCACCAGAGTACGCTTAGCGGCGCACAACCGGCACTATGTGGGCCGTTATCAGCCACATAGAGCCTGACAGGGCTTACCTTGTCCGCTGCGCCTGTCAGGATGTCAAGCGCTTGGCAGGCGATATATACTGTATAGCCATATTTAAGGGCGCTGCGTTCCAAAGCAACGGCGCGGCGGAGGGTGCAAGGCCACCATACGGGATTATAAATAGAGGGAATCAAAAAACAGGCATACCATCACGCGCATAGCACTGGATGCCGCCTGTTACGTTGCAAAGCCTGCTACTTTGCAACGGGTGAGACCGGCACAGCAGAAACCGGTAGGGCGGGAACGCGCTTTCCTCCGGCGCAAAGGGGTTTTTGGGGGAATCAAGCTCATGCAAACGCATGGGCTTTTTGCTTTGCATAAAGGAGGATATTATGCAAGTTGTGATGAAATCGCTCGAAGAAATCCACCCATACGAAAACAACCCAAGAATCAATGACAAGGCAGCAGCGGCAGTCGCAAAAAGCATTGAAGCGTATGGTTTCAAAGTTCCAATTGTGATTGCGGCGGACGGAGAAATTGTATGCGGGCATACGCGATATAAGGCAGCGCAGGAACTGAAACTGAAAGAAGTTCCATGCGTGATTGCGGATGACCTTACGCCGGAGCAAATCAAGGCGTTTCGGCTTGCTGACAATAAGGTTTCAGATATTGCAATCTGGGATAACAAGAAGCTGCTGCAAGAGCTTGATGAACTTGATGCTTTTGACGATGATGCTCTGTTTACTGGCTTTGAATTAGGGGGGATGTTTGACAACACCCTTGATGAAAGCGACAAGGCAGCAGTGGAAAACAACGAGTTTGGCTTAATGTACGAGGCTGTTTTCAAAAGTGACAGCAAAGAAAAGCTGGAACGCCTGCAAAAATATTGGGAGGATATGCAGGATGAAAGAGAAAACGCTGATAGTGGAGATATCGGGGAAGCGTCCGGGAACGAAACAGCAGCGCCCGACGGAGAAAAACAAAACTGAATACCCGCATATCATCATTTCTAACAATTCAGAAGGTTACGACACAGACTGGGAAATCGTAAATGTTCCTGAAGAATATGAGGAATGGTATAAATCCGTTGCAAAAACAAGCGACAATGCGTGGTATGCCCCGATGAACCGCAGCTATGCGATCAAGTACGCCAGAGAACACGGGTACAGATATCTTGTTCAGCTTGACGATAATATCACATTCTTGGAGATTGGGTACACGCGGAAAATCGACGACAAAACAATCAAGCGATACCGTGTACAAAGCAAAGATGAAATGCTTGATGATTTTGTGGATACGCTTGTTACTGTTTTGGAATGTACAAATGCTGCAATGTCAGGTTGTACCCTATGTGGTGTTGCTGCTCCGTCAGATGATTATTTGTCTGAACGGTTTGTATATAGTTGCTTTGCATTGGATGTAAACAGATGCCCGGATCTCTTTCAAGGAGATTTTGAGGACGACGTAGAGTTTCGCTTAAAGCTAAAGCAAATGGGCGTCCCATCTGTTCAGGTTGCACCTTTGCGGTACAGCAAAACGGGACAAGCAAAAAACAAAGACCTTACAGGGTGCCGAAAAGCATATGCCGAAGCTGGCGTAAAACGAGGCGAGCATATGCGCAAACTGTACGGCAATATTTACAGCTGCGGAATGAGAAGCAAAAGCAACTGCATCACATCGCAAGCGGAAGCAGGAGCAGCTTATTTCAAGCATATTCTGAAACCGTTCAAGGTTGGAGTGCTTGTGAAAGACAAAGAAAAGATTGATGCTCAAATGCAATTCATCTTCAGAAAATGGGCGAAAGAGCCTAAATGCTCTTGCAGAATCAAAGAAAAGCGGGTGAAAGGGTGAGAGAATGGCTCGCACAGGTAGACCCAAAAAGAACATAGACCAAAAACAGTTTGAAAGCCTATGCGGATTGCAATGCACCCTTGAAGAAATCTGTGGTTGGTTCGGCATAACGGATAAAACGCTTAATTCATGGTGCAAAAAGACATATAACAAAACTTTTTCCGAGGTATTCAAGGAAAAGCGCAGTACGGGAAAAATATCGCTGCGCAGGCACCAGTGGAGACTTGCGGAGAAGAACGCTAATATGGCAATTTGGCTCGGCAAACAGTATCTAGGCCAGCGTGACGAGCCAGAGCAAACGGTTGACGCGGGGGTGCAAATCATAGATGACTTGTAATTTATCTAAGATTGTCTCCCCATGTTTTGTTGAAGCACACCGGCAAATCAAAGCTGGCAACGTAAAAGAGCTGCTTGCCAAGGGCGGGCGCGGCAGTACCAAATCCAGCTATATCAGCATAGAGCTGATTTTACAACTGCTAAAGCACCCGCAATGCCACGCGGCAGTGTTCCGCAAGGTCGGAAACACACTGCGCACAAGCGTTTATGCACAGATCGTCTGGGCAATCAATGAACTTGGCTTGCACGACCATTTTCGCTGCACTGTCTCCCCGATGGAATGCACCTATTTGCCAACTGGGCAAAAGGTGCTTTTTTTCGGCGTTGATGATCCTGGCAAAGTAAAGTCAATCAAAGTGCCGTTTGGCTATATCGGCATCTGCTGGTTTGAAGAACTTGACCAGTTTGACGGTGAAGAGCAAATCCGAAACGTGGAGCAGTCCTGCCTGCGCGGCGGTGACTGGTTCATTACATTCAAGAGCTTCAACCCGCCAGCAATGGCGCGGAACTGGGCAAACGGGTACGCTCTGAAAGCGCGGGCGGGAAAGCTGATACATCATTCCACCTACAAGACAACGCCCGCAGAATGGCTCGGAGAGCGGTTCCTGGCCGATGCGGAATATTTGCAGCGCACAAACGAAACGGCATATCGGCATGAGTATTTAGGCGAGGTAGTGGGCAGCGGAACGGCGGTATTCGAGAACCTGAAAATTCAACCAATCACAGACGAGCAGTTGAAAACATTCGACCGTATCAAGCGCGGCGTTGACTGGGGATGGTACCCTGACCCGTGGGCATACAATGCAATGCACTATGACGCAGCGCGGCGCACACTGTACATCTTTGACGAGCTGACAAGGCGTAGAACCAGCAACAGAGACACGGCACAGTTGCTTTTGGATAGAGGGCTGACGCGTGATGACAAAGTATGCGCGGATAGCGCCGAGCCAAAATCCATCGCCGACTATAACAAGTACGGCGTGAAAACATTCCCTGCACGCAAAGGACCGAAATCGGTTCGATATGGCACAAAATGGCTGCAAATGCTGGCGGCAATCGTGATCGACCCGGAACGTTGCCCGGACACTGCAAAGGAATTCAGCGAGTACGAGTACGAGCGAGACGCGAAAACGGGGGAAGTTTTGGAGGGGTATCCAGACATCAACAACCATCACATTGACGCAGTGCGTTATGCGATGGAAAGCACAGCGAACAAGGCGGGAGACACCGCCGAAACCAGATACAAGAGCATTTTCGTGTAAAGGCGGTGATAAGACGTGAAAACATACCAAGATTTTGTGTCGGTTGGCGAGGACGAGAAGGCCCGCATGAGTTTCATCCTGGGCGCAATCAATGAGTATAAGGCCGACCATAGCACACGCCTTGCAGCGAACGCCAACAAGTATTACCACGGAGAAAACCCTACAATCAACAAATACGAGAAAATCATCTACGACATGCAGGGCAAGGCGCACCGTGACATGTACACGGCAAATCACAAGATAGCAAGCAAGTTCTTTGGCTTTGTCGTAGACCAAGAAGTTTCGTATTTGCTGGGCAACGGCGTTTCATTTCAGAAGCCGGAGACAGAAAAGGCGCTGGGTGCGACGTTTGATGAAGATATTATGGACGCTGCCCGTCATGCTTTGATTGACGGGCAGTCTTTCGTGTTTTGGAATCTCGACCATGTGCAGGTGTTCGCAGCAGAGGAATTTGTTCCCCTGTACGACGAGGAAGACGGATCCATGAGAGCCGGAATCCGTTTCTGGCAGGTGGCAGACAATAAGCCACTGCGCACCACGCTGTACGAGCTTGACGGGTACACAGAGTATCAAAAGCCCAAAAGCGATGATATGGCGATTCTCAAGCCGAAACGCGCCTACAAGTTGAAGCTGCGCACCAGCGAGGTGGACGGCACAGAAATTTATGACGGTGAGAATTATCCAGGATTTCCAATTATCCCGCTAAAAAACGGCGAGCAGGCCCACAGCGAGTTACAGGGGCGACAGAATACTATTGACGCGCTCGACCTTGCCAGCAGCAATATGGTAAACAATGTGGATGAGGGAAACCTGATCTACTGGGTTTTGACCAACTGCGGAGGCATGGACGAGCAGGACGATACAAAGTTCATTGAGCGTCTGAAAACGACCCATGTCGCCCATGCTGACGGTGACGAGGGCGCGAAGGCCACGCCACAGAGCATCGAAGCGCCGTTCCAAGGCACGCAGGCGACTATTGATATGCTCACCAAAAAGCTATACGAGGACTTTCAGGCCTTTGATTCTGCGGCTGTCAGCGCTGGCAACCAAACTGCAACGGCTATCAAAGCCAGTTATGTGCCACTCGACCTGAAAACGGACAAGTTTGAAAGTTGCGTGACGCGCTGCATCAAGGGCATTTTGGCGGTTGCCGGGCTTGATGACGAACCGACATACACGCGCAATCAGATTATCAACAAGCAGGAAGAAACGCAGACCGTGATGCTGGGTGCGGAATACTACGATGATGAATACATCACCAAAAAGCTGCTGACCATTCTTGGCGATGCCGACCAGTATGAGGATTTAATGCGCCGAAAGGCGGCAGAAACGTTAGACCGCACGACTGGCGAGGAATGACAAGATGATGAATTTTGAAAACCTCGACAAAGCCAACTTTTTAGGCATTGGCAAATACGATACGCCGATCATCCAGCCGGAACACATTGATGTGCGGCATTTGGAATGGATTCCGTTCAACTTTGCAAAAACCTGTACGGACTGCGCAACAAAAGGCGTTCACTTTTTCGTGGATGATTATCAATTCCAAAGGGTGTGGAATCAGCCGGACAGGTACATTCCGCTGCTGCAAAAATTTGGCGCTGTGTGTGCGCCTGATTTCTCAATGTATACGGATATGCCGCTTGCTATGCAGATATACAATCACTATCGCAAGCACTGGCTGGCGGCATACTGGCAGCAATGCGGGATTCACGTTGTGCCAACCTTATGTTGGAGCAATGAGCAAAGCTACGATTGGTGCTTTGACGGTGAGCCGCAACATTCGATTGTGGCGATTTCCAGCGTAGGAACGCAGCAAAACAAGCAGAATCAAGCGCTGTTTGAAAAAGGCGTTCGGGCGGGTTTAGCAAGGACGGCGCTTTAACGTTGAACAATCCCAAAACCGTTGAAACAAGATATTTTGAAGCACGCGGTTGGAGTAGTTCCCGCTTTAGCGACGAAGTTCTTGAGGCAGCAACTGACGGAAAAGGTAATCTCACTTTTACTTATGCAAGCGGCGGAACGTTTGAAAAAACGGCAAAAACAAACAGAACAAATTATGTAACTTATAAAATTGCCGCTGGTGCAGTAAACGGAACCACCTTTAACGTTAATTGGGATAAGGTCAACAGCATTTCCGGGCAAACGTACAATTTGAGACAGGCTGCCAAGGAACACGGTTTATCGTGGGACAGTGCAAAAAAAATATGGCGTAGAAAATGAGAAAATTTGATTATGCCCACAAACTGACGGACGAACAGCTCGCCGATCTAGAGCAGCGCATCGCAAAGCTATACAAAGAAGCTGCTGACGAATTGACCGACACGGTGAAAGCCTATTTTGAACAGTTCGAGAAGCGTGATGCAGCCATGAAAAAAAAGCTCGATGCAGGCGAAATCACCGAACAGCAGTACAAGCAATGGCGGCTTGCGCAGATTGGGCGCGGCAAGCGTTTTGAAGCCCTGCGCGATAAAGTGGCAGAAAGATACACCGATGCCAATGCAACGGCTGTGGCATACGTCAACGACGCCACGCCGGGCATCTACACGCTGAACAGAAATTATGCAGCTTACAAAATCGAGCAGGTAAGCGACAGCGCAGACTTTGCGCTATGGGACGAACAGACGGTCAGACGTCTGATCGTGGAACAGCCTGACCTTATGCCGTACTACCCGCCAAAGCGTGCGTTACAGCGCGGCATTGATTTGAAATACGGCAAGCAACAGATTACAGCCAGCGTCACAAGCTCCATTCTGCAAGGCAAAGGCATCGGCAAAATTGCGGATGACCTGCAAAGCCGTATGCAGGACATGAACCGCACGAGCGCCATCAGAACGGCACGAACAGCAGTCACAGGAGCACAGAACGCGGGGCGGCTAGATACTTACCGTGCAGCGCTGGATATGGGCATAAAGCTCAAAAAACGCTGGCTGGCAACGCTGGACAAACGCACACGCCATGCGCACGCAATGCTTGACGGCCAGATAGTAGACGTTGACAAGCCGTTTAAGGTTGACGGTTATGAGCTTATGTATCCGGGCGACAGTTCCGCGCCGGGTTATCTTGTGTATAACTGTCGATGCACCCAAATTGCAGAGGTTGACGGTGAAGACACTAGCAGCGGCGGCAGACGCGCTATTGACCCGGAAACGGGGGAATCTGTGCTTGTAAAAGATATGACCTATGCAGAGTGGGCGGGATGGAAAGAGAAAACATCGCCTACTCCAAGAGCGGCATTTTCCAGCTTTGCGAATATTCAAAACGTTGCCACTGTCAAAACTCTAAAGACGATAAAAGAACGATACGAAGCGGCCCCTGATGCGGTAAAGAAAATATGGGATAAATGTTCGTCTCAATTCAAAGCTCCCGTGATTGATGGTACACCGCTTGGCGGCGCGTATAATCCATCCGACAGAGCAGTCCATTTCGATAAAATAGAAACTGCTTTCGGCTCAAACAGCTATAAAAAAGCGTGTACAACATTTTTTCACGAATATGGGCATAATATAGACCATATACTGGGGGAAAATGGCTTTTATAGCACGGAATACAAAGATGGTATCCTTGGCAAAACGATAAATAGAGAGTGTGAGGAAACATATACAGATTTCTGGCTCAAGGTGAATAATAAAACTGTATATGAAATCATAAAGGATAAGCAAAACGGCGCTGGCGGGATGGGAATATCCGGTTACATGAAAGAAGCAATAAAAGGCAGTGTTCCAAAAGACGAATACAGGAAATTGAGGAGAATCATAAATGATTCTGCTGATTCAGATGAAATTTTAAGACCGCTGTTTGACAAGTATTGCAGTCAAAGCGCAAAACATGATATACTTGATGTAATATCAAAAGATAAAGAAACTGCAAAAAAATTCTGCGATACCGTTGTCAGAAATTATAATGATGTCGAGAGATATTCTGTATCTGATATGTATGAGCGTTTTATGCTTGACAAATTCGGCATTGGACAGCCGTTTGGCTCTGGACATGGAACGTATTACAACAACAATAAAGACTATGGCGTGTGCGTTGAGACCTTTGCTGAAATGGTGGAGGCATCTTGCGGAAACGATGACTCATTAAAAACAATTAAAAAGTTCTTCCCTGAATCGTATGATGTTTTTTTGGAAATGCTTAGAGAGGCCATGCAATGAGTAATTTGATAGATGAGCTTTTGAGTATGCCGCCGGCAGAAAAAAGTGCGGAGGAAATTGAGCTTGAAAAAGCAAGAGATGAGTACGAAAAACATTTTGGAGAAAAATATGGTATTGGATGGGGATTTGAAAACCAACCAACGCATGAAGAAGAAGTAAAAGCAATATATCGTTGCATCAATACAAACACTCGACAAAAAAGAGCCACATACAATCCTAATCTAGTATACTAACGTGAAAATACAGTTTGAAGACCATAGTGACGAGGTATTGGAAGCGCTGGAATCCGCTTGCCAGCGGGCGCTGGAAAAATGCGGGATGGTAGCTGAAGGGTATGCTAAAAAGCTATGCCCAGTGGACACTGGCAACCTGAGAAACAGCATCACCCACACGGTCAGCGACGGCGAAAAAGCTGCGTATATCGGAACAAACAGCGAATACGGCGTATATGTAGAGTGCGGAACTGGCATATATTACCCTGGCGGCAGACAAACACCGTGGACGTATCAAGACAAAAAAGGTGATTGGCATCTGACACACGGGCAACGCGCAAAACCTTACATCAAGCCCGCAGTGGCAGACCATGCCGCGCAGTATAACAGAATCATAGAACAAGAGCTGAAAGGCAAATAAGCCTCTCGGCTCTTTTTATTAGTGGTAATTGCAAATTTTGCAACTGCCACTTTTTTATACCCAAAAAATGTTTCCTTTCAAATTATCCGAAAAGAAACGTTTTTACAAACTTTTTGCAAAAACAGCGAAGCACTGCTGTTTTGAATAAATAAAACTCAAATGGCGAAGAACCGCCACCGAAGAAAAGGAGAGAACCCCCATGGCAAAATTTACACGCGCTGAAATCCGTAAAATCATTGGCGAAAGCTGCACTGACGAAATCGAAAATCAGCTGGTGGCGCTCCATCTTGGAGTAGTTGACCCGCTGAAAGATGATGTCACGCGGTATAAAGCCGATGCAGAAAAGCTGCAGGGCGTTCAGAAGGAGTTGGACGCCCTGAAAGCGCAGGGCGACGGCGGCTACAAGGCTAAATATGAAGCAGAGCACAAGGCTTTCGGGGAATACAAGGCCAACGTAGATGCTGAAAAAACGACGGCTGCCAAAGAAAAGGCACTGTCCGACGTTCTGCTAAAAATCGGCATTTCTGAAAAGCGAGTTTCGTCTGTCGCACGGCTGGCAAAGGGAGATGGCCTGCTGGACAAGCTGGAACTGGACGACAAGGGCGCTATCAAAGACGCATCTGCGCTTGAAAAAAGCCTTAAATCCGATTACAGCGAGTACATCACCACAACCAGCACAAAAGGAGCAAACAGCCCCACTCCCCCCGCCAACAATGGTGGCAAGGCCCTGACGCGGGAGGACATCTACAAGACGGACGACAAAGGCCGCTATGTACTGTCCACCGCAGAGCGTCAGGCTGCGCTTGTAAATCTTATGCAAAACGAATCTGACGATTAACAGAAAGGAGCCAAAATATGGCTGCAAAAACTAACCTGACTACCGCCGCCCAGATTACTGTCAACGCCCGCGAGGTTGACTTTGTCACCCGCTTTGGCAAGAACTGGGACGCGCTGCGCACCATCATGGGCATTATGCGCCCCATCCGCAAGGCCCCCGGCACGAAGCTGGTCTCCTATGAGGCCGCTGTTGACGGCACTCTGGCTGGCGGTACGTCCGTTGCCGAAGGCGATGAAATTCCGCTGACCAAGATGAAGGTAGAGCCCAAAACCTACGGCGACATTGAGATTGCCAAGTATGCTAAAAGCGTATCCGTTGAGGCAGTCGCCAAGTACGGCGCAGATGTTGCCGTTGAAAAGACCGACGAGGCGTTCCTTGTCGCCCTGCAGAACAAGGTTCTGGGCGACTTCTACACCTTCCTGAACACTGGATCTCTGGCTGTAGCTGCTACCACTTGGCAGCAGGGTCTTGCTCTGGCAAAGGGCAACGTGCTGGACAAGTTCGCCAGCATGGACCGTGATGTTACCGAGGTTGTCGGCTTTGCCAACATTCTGGACTTCTACGGCTATCTGGGCGACAAGGAAATCACCACGCAGACCGCCTTCGGCCTGACCTATGTTCAGAATTTCATGGGCTACTCTACCCTGTTCCTGCTGCCCGCAAAGTACATCGCCCGCAACAAGGTCATTGCCGTCCCTGTTGAGAACATCGACCTGTACTACATTGACCCCGCCGACAGCGATTTCGCCAAGCTGGGCTTGAACTATACCGTCCAGGGCGAAACCAACCTGATTGGTGTGCATGTTGACGGCGACTACAGCCGCGCAACTGGCGATATGTACGCTCTTATGGGCATGAAGCTGTGGGCAGAGTACCTGGACGGTATCGCAGTTGCCACCATTACGCCTGCAGAAACCAAGAGCGCAGAAACTGTCAAGGCAGTAAAGTAAAAAAGAGGGAGTGCAATGCTTGAAGAATTGATGAGGGAGTGCCGAAATTGGTTTGTAGTCCCGAACGGCGTACACCTGGGCACGTTTACCATCGAAGACGGCAGCATTGCGCTGCCTTTTCTAGTTGTGGGGCAATATTTCCGCATTATCGGAAGCACGTTCAACGATGGCGTGTATCAGTACGGTACTGGCGGCTTGATCGATGAAACGTTTGACGGTGCCGTGTGGGCGATGGCCGTGCCTGCTGCATTTATTGCTCTGGTTGAGGATGTGGAAGCATGGCGCAGCAAGTATGAGAGCGCTGCAAACAGCCCGTTTCAAAGCGAGAGTTTTGCAGGGTATAGTTACACAAAATCGAGCACAAACGGCAATTCTGGCAGCTCCGTGACGGGCTGGCAGGGTGTGTTTGCGGCACGGCTGAACAAATGGAGAAAGCTATGAGCCTTTTAGATGATTTTTCGCACAGCTGCATCATTATGGACAAGAGGACAAAGCCTGACGGCGAGGGTGGCTATGCTACCGAGTGGAGCGAGGGCGCAGAGTTTGCGAATTACGTTGCATTGGACAGCAGTCTTGAAGCACGGCAGGCCGAAGCGCAGGGTGTGACTAGCGTGTATACAGGCATTGTGCGGAAAGATGTGCCCATCGAGTACGGAAGCGTGTATAAGGACGTGATGACCGGGACATATTTTCGGGTCACGAGCCGCCCAGAAGAAAAGCAAGCCCCGGCAAGCGCTTCCCCAATGCTGAACAGCCTAAAAAGTTTTACGGCTGAACGATTGTGGGGCGGATTGCCGACATGACAAAGGGCGCTGCATTACAGCAGTTTTTCGGGCAATTTATGACCGCTTACGCCACAAACGCCGTGCCGGATGATGTGACGCTTCCCTACCTGACCTATGATGCCGTGTTTGACGCATGGGGCGGCGGGGCGGTATCGCTGACGGTCAACATGTGGTTCCATACCACGAGCGAAGCGGTTCCCAATGCAAAGGCGCTTGAGCTTTCGGACGCGCTGGGCATTGGCGGCGTGACGCTGCCGGTGGATGGCGGCCTGATTTGGTTAAAGCGCGGCTCCCCTTTTTGCCAGGCGCTGGCAGATGACACAGACAAAAACCTAAAACGGCGGTACATCAACGTGACCGCCGAATTTTTATGCCTAAATTGAGGTGAAAGCATGAAATTTACTCGTATCCCCGAATCGGCGTTCAAGGAATTGGTTCTGAACGCGGGCTATCTTGCAACTACGTTTGATCCGACTGCCGGTACTGCGCCGGAAGAAAGTGCGCTGCTGGGCGCTACGACCGGCGGCATCAACTTTTCAGCCGTTCCCAGCTTTGCCGACTTCGGCGAGGACATCGACAACTGCCCCAAGAACATGAAAGAGCTGAAGCAGATTGAATCTTGGGATGTCAAGTGCAGTGGCACTTATGTTTCTGCATCCCCTGCCAATGTAAAAAGTATGCTTGGCGCAGCAGAGGAAACAACCACTTCCAAGGTTTCCAAAATCACACCGCGCAACGACCTGAAGAACAGCGACTTCACGGATTTGTGGCTGCTTTGCGACTATTCGGACAAGCACGGCACTACGAATGGCGGTTTCTGCGCCATCCACATGCTGAATACGCTGTCCACCGGTGGTTTCAGCTTGCAGACCGGCGACAAGGCAAAAGGCCAGATGAGCTTTGAATACACGGCGCACTACTCCATTACCTCGCAGGACACTGTGCCGTGCGAGGTCTATATCAAAGCGGGAGAGGATGAGGCCTGATGCGGATTTTTTCGGAACTTAGCACTGATGAAGCGCTGGAAGTTGTTTTGCAAATCGCGCAGCCCATCACAAACCTGATCGAAGATGAAGCGCTTGTGAAAGAAATGCAGGAAACGATGCCGAAGGGAGAAACGACCATCATTGCAATGAAACGTTTCGGCCTTGCGAAAATCGTTAAGATGCTGAACATTGCGTTAAAGCAGCACCGAGAGGATGTATACGCAATCCTTGCACCGTTCAACGGCCTGACGGTGGAAGAAATCGGCAAACAGAATTTTCTTATCACCTGCAAGCAAGCTGCCGACCTGCTGAACGATAAAGGTTTTGTTGATTTTTTCAAATCGTATCTCGGTGGCGGGCAGAACAAGTAATCCCTGTACTGCTGAAAATGCCGAAACTGGGCGCAAAAGCGCTTGTGTCGGCGCTGCCTTACGCGTTAAAAGCTGATTATGAAGAGCAGCTGTACAAGGTGTACATGACTGACAGTGCGTGGAGCCTTGTGGTAGCTGTGACAGGCGCAGAGAACAGGCCAGCGAGATATATTGACATTATCCACCCGCCCAAAGTGGATACAAGAACGCCGGAACAGGTGCAGGCGGATTTCAAAGACTTTGCGGCGCGGCATGGGTTGAAGACAAAAGAACGGCAGGAGGTGAGCGAGTAAGTGGACGTATTTGACCTTTTTGCTAAAATCACGCTGGATTCCAGCGAATACGAGAAAAGCTTGAAAAATGCGAAAAGCAGCGCAAGCGGATTAACGGGACTGTTCGGAAAGGTTGGTTCTGCCGCTTCAACAGTTGGCAAAGGCATCTTTACCGTTGCTACGAACGTTGCGAAAGTATCCGTTGCCGCTACTACAGCAGGCGCGGCGGCGGTCTCGACGCTAACAGGACTTGCAATTAACAGTTATGCAGATTACGAGCAGCTTGTAGGCGGCGTGGAAACGCTGTATAAAACCAGCGCCGATAAAGTTCGGCAGTATGCAGCCGATGCGTACAAAACGGCTGGGCTTTCGGCAAACGAGTACATGAACACCGCAACTACCTTTGCAGCCGCGCTTGTGTCTAGTCTGGGCGGCGATACGGAACAAGCGGCAGAGCTTGCAAACACTGCCATTTCGGATATGTCCGATAATGCGAACAAGATGGGTACGAATATTTCGTCCATCCAAGATGCGTATAACGGTTTTGCCAAGCAAAATTATACTATGCTTGATAACCTGAAGCTCGGCTATGGCGGCACAAAAACCGAGATGGAGCGCCTGATTGATGATGCCAACAAGCTCAACGCTGCCCAGGGAAAAGCTACCAATTACACCATTGACAGCTATGCGGACGTTGTGAGCGCGATTCATGACGTCCAAAACGCAATGGGCATTACTGGTACGACAGCTAAAGAAGCATCCACAACGATTCAAGGGAGTATAAATGCTACAAAATCCGCATGGTCAAATCTTGTAACTGGAATTGCCGACGATAATGCTAATTTTGAGCAGCTTATCAGCAACTTTGTGGATAGCGCAACTACAGCGGCAAGCAACATCATCCCCCGCATAGAAGTCGCCCTGAACGGCGCTGCTAAGCTGATAGAGAGCCTTGTCCCGCCTATCATGGCAGAGTTGCCCAGCTTAATTGAAACTGTCCTGCCGCAACTGGCGCAGTCTGCCGTGAACATTGTGCAGACACTTGTTACGGGAATCAGCGCAAACGCGGCGCAACTTATTGATTCGGCAATTCAGATTATAACTGTGCTGTGCAACGGCATCTATCAGATGCTGCCGACCGTTGCACAATCGGCCTTGGAAATCGTATTAACGATGGTTTCAAAGCTGAATGAAAACTTGCCGCAGATGCTTGACACTGCCGGACAAATGCTGATTGCGTTTGTAAAGGGCGTTTCGGAACACTTGCCGGACGTTATGCTTGCCGCTGCATCTATCGTGGAGACCCTGTTGACCTACTTTGTGCAGCATTTGCCGGACATTGTAACTGGCGCAATGCAGATGGGCGACGCGGTTATTGATGGCATTATTGACGGCATTTCGGCAGCTTGGAACAGCCTTGTCAGCTGGTTCAATGGTTTGTGGGACAGCCTGTTCGGGAACCGCTCTGTTAATGTGGATGTCAACAGTAGTGGCAGCAACCACAGCCACGCGGGCGGCTTGGACTATGTGCCATATAACGACTATGTTGCAAATCTGCACAGGGGCGAAATGGTGCTGACGGCGCGGGAAGCAAAAAATTACCGTAATGGCGGAAAAACTGGCGGTGATATGGTGTTCCAGATCAGCATTAACGGCATGCAATTTACGAATGTTTCTGACATGGCCCATGCGCTGGCAAATGATATTTCCCACGAATTGGAAGCACAGACACGCAGAAAGGCGGCGCTGTATGGATAAAAAGTTCTGGCTGGACGGCGCTTGCAGCCTGGATGCGGGGATTCGGCTGCAAAATGAGCTGACTTTTGGGCAGGCAACGCCGCGAGTTACGGTTACAAGTATACCGGGCCGCAGCGGTGACCTGCACATGTGGGATGGCAGCTACAGCAACGTTACCGGAACGGCAAAATGCTATGCGCTGGATGCAAACGAGGTTGCAGAACTGCTGCCTGGAATTGCAGAGTTTTTGTGCGGGGAAACTATGGGATACCGGAGGCTTGAAACGGAAGAAGAACCGGATATATACCGCATGGCGCGGGTAGAAAATCTCCCTGAGACGGAAATACGGGCAAAAAGACTTGCACCGTTTTCCGTCTCTTTTGATTGCAAACCGCAGAAATACTACAAATCAGGTGAACAATCTGTTACGGTTGCAAATGGCGGCACATTGAAGAATCTTACAGGACGCCCCGCGCTGCCGCTTGTTAAACTGACGTTGACCGGAGACGCGAAATTGCAAATCGGTACAACACAAATTGCGATTACTGGGTATACGGGAAGTATGGTCCTTGATTGCGAACTGCAAGATGCCTATAAGGACGGCGAAAACTTGAACCAATACATTACGGCACCAAGTTTTCCTACACTTGGCGCTGGAACAACACAAATCAGTTGGACAGGCGGAATCAGTAGTTGCGCAATCACGCCAAGGTGGTGGACACTATGATACCAAGATATTACGATGGCACTGCTGACATCAAGGGCAATGGCGTTGGGGCATTGAGGGACTGCATCAGCTGCACAATAACAGAAGAGCGCAATGGCAGCTACGAGCTTGAAATGGTCTATCCTGTCGGCGGGCAGCATTATGATGCGCTGGCGCTGCGGGGGTTGATCAAAGCACAACCAAATCCGTATGCAGAAGAGCAGCTGTTCCGGGTATACCAGATCAGTCGCCCGATCAATGGGCAGATAACGGTTAATGCTGCACATATCAGCTACGATTTGAGCGGCATTCCGGTTGCCCCATATACAGCATCGACAGCGGCACAGGCGCTGGACAGAATTAAAAGCCAGGCAACGGTTGATTGCCCGTATGAATTTTGGACGGACTTGACAACCACTGCTAACTTTGCGGCGAATGTGCCAAGCAGCTTGCGCAGCCTGTTGGGCGGCATAGATGGCAGCATATTGGATGTATACGGCGGAGAATACGAGTGGGACAACTACACCGTAAAGCTCCACAGCAAACGCGGCACAGATAGGGGCGTAAGCATCCGTTACGGCAAAAACCTGACGGATATCACGCAGGAAGAAAATTGCGAAAGCGTCTATACCGGCGTGTACCCTTACTGGACGGACAGCGATGGGAACGTTAAGCAGATAAGCACCTCGCCCATTGTAGATGTGCCTGACAGCCAATACAGTTTTACGCGCATACTGCTGCTTGATATCAGCCGGGAATACACTGAGCAGCCTACAGATGAGCAACTCAAACAGTATGCCTTAAATTACATTAAGGCGAACAAAATCGGCGTACCGAAAGTAAGCCTTAAACTGAGTTATGCGCAGCTTGAGCAAACGGAAGAATACAAAGGCAAGGCGCTCCTTGAACGTGTTGGTCTGTGCGATACCGTACATGTTGTATTTGAGCGGCTTGGAGTTGATGCAACAGCCAAAGTTGTAAAGACCGTCTACAACGTGCTGCTAGACAGATATGACAGCGTTGAACTTGGCACGCCACGGAGCAACCTTGCAAGTACAATAGTTAACGCTGAAAAAAACACAAAAGCCGAAATAGATAAAACAAAATCCATATTGCAGGAAGCAGTAGATCAGGCAACAAAGCTGATAACGGGCAACCTTGGTGGGTATGTGGTGCTGCACAGTTCTGCTGGCAATAATACACCGGACGAACTGTTGGTAATGGATCAACCCGACATAAACACTGCCACCAAGGTGTGGAGATGGAATCTGTCTGGGTGGGGCTATTCGTCAACCGGCTATGCCGGCCCTTACCGCCTTGCAGCCACAATGGACGGTGCAATCAATGCAGACTTTTTGACAACAGGCACCCTTAATGCAGAGATCATCAAAGCCGGAATCCTAAAATCGCAGACAGGTGATGCGTTCTATTTGGATTTGGTTAGCGGTGAATTGAGGATTAACGCCAAAAGCATAGAGATCAACTCCGAAACCATCTATGATGGAAAAACTGTTGACGCAAAAATCAGTGAATCCGCAAAGCAGATCAAAAGCGAAATAACCCAAAGCACCAAAATCACCGGCGGCGGCAATCTGATCCTGGGCAGTGAGAGCTTCAAGAACGCCAAACTGCAAGGCAACGCGGTCAGCGGCAGTTCGGTCACGTACAACGATACCGGCAGCGCGACCGTAACAAACGCAAACTCCAATCGGTATTTCCGTTGGCAGACGGTGAACGAACATGTGTCAGCGGGCGTTACCCTGTGCCTGTCCGTTATGTACAAGCCTGTTTCCGGCACGGATGAGCTGTGCATGGAAATCAATTATAACAATACGTGGGCGGCCATCAAAGCTGCTGACCAGATTGAAATTAAGCAGACAAACGGCTGGGTGCTGCGGTACGGGCTGTGGACACCATCCAGCGACTCTATCGTAAAACAGGTAGATATCGGCAGCGGCCTTAACCACGCAGGAACGGGCAACTACACCAACAAGTTTGAACTGCTTCACCCCATGCTGCAATACGGCAATGCGCCCACCGCGTGGACAGCTAGCAGCGGGGACTACATAACAGGGGAAAATGCCAAAAGCCTGATCTCCCAATCTGCGGATGAGATCAAAACCGAGATCACCAAGTCAGTGAACCAGCGGATCACCGGCGGCAACAATATTATTGCGGGCACGGACAATTGGAACAATGCGACCCTGGATGCAGGCGGCAATGACCTGAACAAAAAAGGGACATACACGATCAGCGGTGAATCCGTCCGAGTGACCAATAGGGCGCAGAACACCCGCTTCCACTTTGGTGCGGACAAAACGCTGGTGATTGCCAAGGGCATGACCTACTGCGCCAGCGTACTGTACAAGCTCAACTCTGGCACGGACAGCCTGTTTTTGCAGTTCGAGACCAAGAGCAGCAGCGGAGCAAAAAGTTATTACGGCAATGCATTCAAAAATGCGAAGCAGGACATTGAGCTGGATAACGGTTGGAAGCTGCGCTGGGCGTCCTTTACGGCGACCGCGGACGGCTATGCAGACGGTCTGTTTGTGAGTACCGCGGACGATAACGCCACCGTTACCAACGATCTGACCATCATGCACCCCATGGTGCAGATGGGCAACGCCCCAACTGCCTGGACGGCCAGCACCGGCGACTATCTGACCGCCAACGAAACCAAAACCGAGATCAAACAGACGTTTGACACCATCCGGCTGACGGCTTCCACCAGTGGAACTTCCAGCACCATCAAGCTGACGGCAGGCGGAACAGAGATCACCAGCGCACAGATCAACCTATCCGGCGTGGTGACATTTTCGGATTTGAGCACCTGGAACCAGGACAAGACAATCATCAACGGCGGCAACATTACCACCGGGCAGCTGCATAACCTCAACTACACCACCGTGTACGACCTGGACAACGCCTGGATACGTATGGGCACCGAGGCCGGTGAGCGCGTATTTTTGGACAACCGGCACATCGCATGGTATGCAACCATCAACACCGGCAGCATCGGCCTGACCGGCGTGCTGTACTCAGAGGCTGGCAGCAGCTACATCGGCGCGTGCAGTAAATACGCCAAGTACGGCTGGGTTGACGGCCTTAACCCGACATCTTACGTTGGGATGCAGATCACCTACAACCGTAGCGATGACAGCGATGCCGATTTTAATACGACCCGCGTTGGCGTGAGCGGAACGCTTAACTGCCGGAACCTGAACGCGTGGGGCAGCAAGTCCCGTGTGGTGCCTACCAGCTTCGGCGCGCTTAAAATGGCCGCATTTGAGACGCCGCTGCCAACCTTTGCGGACTGGGGCAAGGGCCAGTGCGGCCCCGAAGGCTGGTGCCTGATTGCCCTTGACCCGCGCTATGCGGAGACCATCGCCCAGCACGGGCAGCTGACCTGGCTGCTGACGGACTGCGATGGCACCGGCCACCTGTGGGCTGAGGATTGCGGCCAGTATGCCGTTATACATGGCAATCCAGGACAGAAATTTTCATGGATGGCTATGGCGGCACAAAAGGGCTATGAGGGCGAGTACGCCGAACCCAGCGAGTGCAATTATCCTGCTCCCATGCCGGAAGGCGAAGATTTGGCCGCAATTACCGCCGCCCGTGCGCTGGATTCCAGTGCTGACGCTGCGGACAGCTTGTTGACCGATACCAACGCAAAACTAAATACCAAAAATCTGTTGAAATTGGAGGATAACGAGGCATGAAAAAACTGACCAGCGTTGCGGTGGTTACCACCGCAGAGGGCGAGCGCGTATCTTACGCTTACACCGAATTAGACAGTGACGGCAATATCACCAGCCAGAACAACAGGGCCTCTTTCGTGGCTCTGGATGATGATCTGCTGACCGCCATTGCAATTTTGAAAAACGCTGTAAACGCACGACTGTAAAGGAGGATGCACCATGACTGACAACAAACGCATTAAAGATTGCAAACGCAAAGTTATTGCTGCAATTAATGAAGCAAGGCTGCCGTTTGCCGTCACAGAGTTGATTTTGGAGAACGTTTTGAACGCCGTGCGGGAGAACATGGCAGCCGAAGAAGCCGCGGCGGCAAACATCGAAACCCCGAAAACAGAGAAAGAAAAACTGCCGAATTAAGGCAGTGAATGGATGCGGTTAAATCCAGATTGGAGGGCGTGTAATGGCATTACATGAAGTACAGCTGAAAGGATACAGCGTCAGACCCTGCAACTTATCGCTTGGCACTTTTGACAGTTACGGTATCGAGCAGCTGCATGTGACCCTTGACGATACGTGGAGCGGGCTTGCTGTAACGGCAACGTTTAACCCGCCGAAGGGCGAACCCGTTGAAATCCGTGTGCCGGAAAACGGCCTGATTGATGTGCCTGCCGAAGCAACCGCCAATGAAGGTACGGGCGCTATCGTGTATTGCGGCGTTGCAAATGGTGTGCAGCTCATCACAAAAACGCAGGGATACAACGTGATTACACACGGAAACGTTGGTGGAACTGAGCCGTTTAATCCCAGCGAATCGCTTGCCACGCAGGTTTTGCAGGCTGCACTTAACGCAGAGAAGAACAGCGCAGAGGCGAACACGGCGGCACAGAGCGCACAGACGGCGGCAGAAAATGCAACCGCCGCAGCACAGGCAAGTGCCGAATCCGCCAGCAAGGCAGCGGCGGAAGCGGCTGCTGCCAAACCGTATGCCGAGAGCGCAAAAGCAAGTGCAGAAGCGGCAAGAGACTCGGAGAATCAAGCGCAGCAATCCAGCGCAGAAGCGAACACGGCGAAAAATGCCGCACAGAATGCACAGGCTGGTGCAGAAAGCTCCGCAACGGCAGCAGCAAAATCTGCCAAAGAGGCAGCCGCCAGCGCGGTAAATCTGGACAGTGCCGCGAACACGGCAACGCAGAAAGCGGCGGCAGCTAGTGCTTCGGCAGCAGCGGCAAAGGCAAGCGAGAGTGCGGCAGCAAGCAGTGAGGCGGCTGCTAGAAAGTATGCGAACAGCGCAGAATTGGCAGCCAAGACAGCAGGTGAAGCCGCAGCGGAAAAGCTGCAACAGATGCAGGCGATCCAGGACGACGTAACGGCCAAGCAGGCCCAGACGGCTACCGATGCGACGGCGGCAGAAAAGGCAAAAGTAGCCGCTGAAGCCGCACAGAATAGCGCTGCTGCCAGCGAGACTGCTGCCGCTGATAGCGCTGCTGCTGCCAAGACCAGCGAAGATGCAGCTGCAAAGAGCGCGGCAGATGCCGACAGCACTGCCAACAGCATCAAGGAGTCCATGACGCAGATTGCCGCGAACAAAGAGGCAGTTCGTCAGCTAAAGGAAGATACCACTGCGCTGCAGAAGCGCCAGAATGTGCTTGTTGGCAGCGAGACAGGCAACACTATCGACGTTGACGATGCTTTTGCCGCGCCGTTGTGCGGTCTGACTGTCTACGGCAGAAGTACGCAGGACGGCACACCCACGCCGGATGCACCTGTGCCTATCGTGAGCGTTGGAGACAGCGGAACGATTGTATTGACCTTGGGTGATGGGGACGGTAAAACGCAAACTCTCACCCTGCCCACCCCCAACGGCTTGCCCGGCATTCCTGTCACCTCTGGCGGCAACTACACTGACCAAAACGGCCAGCAGTGGGTGTGTGACGAGGTAGACTTGGAGAGAGGGGTAATGGTGCAGAGAGTGAACGCTGTAGACTTGTCAACCTGTACAATTACAGGTACCACTAACCTTGCGGCAACAAAACGACTTGCAATTCGGTTGCCACTCAAAGGTAGAGATTATACAGTAAAAGCCATATGCAATAGATTGCCATATTTAGTTTCGTTTACTAGCGATACCATTCACTTTTATGTAGACACAAACAATGCGCAGATTTTTATTCCCATTGGCGCTAAAAACCCGGAAGAAGGAGAATACATTTTATTCTACGTTCTCGACACTCCAATTGAAACTCCGCTCACCCCTGCCGAAATTGCCGCCTACAAAGCCCTCACCGCTTACGCGCCCGACACCGTTGTGCAAGCGAGCGACGGCGCAGGGGTAAAGCTGGAATATCAGCGCGATGTGAACATTGCAATCAAAAAGCTTGAGGATGCCATTGCATCCATGACCGCTACCTAAAGGAGGTACACATATGGCAATCAAAAGCAAAGCACGGCATGACCTGACCCTGCGCTCTATCAAGCGGGAAATCGCCGCCGGACGTGACGTGGCATACTGGTTGGACAAGGCGTACACCCATCTGGACAGTGGCCTGCTGACGGAGGACGACATCACAGAAGTGGAGACTCTGGCACAGGCGTACTACGACGCTCTGGATGCTGAGGACAAGGCGAACGCTGAGGAAATCACGCAGTAAGGAGAATATCATGTCAAGCACTGCATACGCACACGTACGTTTTTTGATGGTGCTTTAGCCGACTAACAACAGAAAGGACAACAAATCATGAGACTTTCAAACGGTGAATGCCGACTGGAAGACCTACCGACAGGCCCTACGCGGTGGAGTGGCCTGTTCTGTCTGTGGAATAAAAAGGAGAGTGAAACCGATGAATGATAAAATGATTCTGTCGCCCGAAATGGACGAGGAACTGTCGAACGGGAAGGGAGAGGACGAGAATGAGTGATTCTGCACTGGCCGTTTACACAGCCATCAGCCCAAACTGCAACCGGCCCAGGAGCCAGCCCATCAGCAAGATTACCGTACACCACATGGCTGGCAACACAACGCTTGAGGCTTTCGGCGCTCTTGTCGGTAAAACCTCTCGCCAGATGAGCGCAAACTACGCCATCGAAAGCAGCGGTCGCATCGGCTTGTTTTGCCACGAGGCGGACCGCTCTTGGTGTTCGTCCAGTCCGTGGAACGACCACCGGGCCATTACTATCGAAGTCGCTAACGACAGCGGCGCACCGGACTGGCACGTCAGCGACAAGGCGTATGCCGCGCTGCTCGACCTTTGCACCGACATTTGCCGCCGAAACGGCATCAAGGAACTGACCTACACCGGCGACAAGAACGGATCGCTCACGATGCACTGCTTTTACGCCGCCACGGCCTGCCCCGGTCCTTATCTCAAGAGCAAGTTCCCCGACATTGCGGCGCAGGTCACAACGCGCCTGAAGGGCGACGTGGCCGACGCTGCACCCGCCAAAACGCAGGAGCAGACGTTCATCGACGTGATGGCCGAGAAGTGCCAAAGCCGCTGCCTGAACGCGCATCTTTTGCCGTCGCTGTGCATTGCGCAAGCTTGCCTTGAAAGCGCCTACGGCACGAGCGATCTTGCAGTACAGGCGAACAACCTGTTCGGCATCAAGGCCAGCAACTGGACTGGAAAGGTCTATAACAAGCAGACCAAAGAGTGGGACGGCAGCAAGTACATCACCATCACGGCTGGCTTCCGCGCCTACGATACGATGGTCGCCTGCGTCGAGGACTACATCAAAAAGCTCACGACGATGCCGCGCTACTCGAACCTTGTCGGCTGTACCGACATCAACAAGGCGTGCGAGTACATCCGCGCCGACGGCTGGGCGACCAGCCCGACCTACACGTCCAGTCTGCTGGCGGTCGTGAAACAATTCAACCTGACACGGTACGATGCCGCCATCAAAGAGGACAAGCCCGCCGCGCCGACGCATCAGGAGGTCTGGCTGGATCACGTCGTCCTGCCGAACGCTGCGGCGATGGAGTTCTACCTCATCGCCAAGAAATACGGCCTGGACAACGACAAGGCGTATCACGCTAAATTTGTGGAGGTGTGATGCCGATGCAGCATGTATTCTCGTTTACACTTGCGGAAGCCTGGGCGTTTTTGATTTACATGGCGGGGGCTGCTGCAGGACTGTATGCCGGGGGCGTGGCTATCAGCAAAGTAATCACCGCAGTAAAAAAGCCAAAGGCCGACCAGGACAAACGCATTACCCAGTTGGAGGGCCGCGTTTCAGCGGTTGAGGGATTCTTGAAAAACGACAAACACAGGCTTGACCGCATGGATGAAGGGCAGCACGTGACCATGCAGGCACTGCTTGCCCTGCTTGACCACAACCTTGATGGAAACAACATTGACCAGATGCAGAAAGCCAAGGAAGCTTTGCAGAAGCATCTGATCGGCTAAAAAAGGGAGAAAGCAAAATGGATATTTCTTTTCTGTCCGAATACATGATTCCCGTGATTGTTGGCATCTGCCTGTGCGTGGGCTGGATTGTCAAGCAGTGGATTAAGGATGTTGACAACCGGTATATTCCTACGATTTGCGCAGTGCTTGGTGTTGCGCTGGCCTGCTGGATGAACTGGCCTGAAATTACCGCTACCGTGATTTTGTCCGGCCTTGCAAGCGGGCTGGCATCTACCGGTCTACATCAGGCGTTCAAGCAGATTCTTGAGGGCTTTGGCAATGGGAAGTAAGTTTGACTTCAGAATGAGCCGCAGCGACTATGATGACCTCTGTTTTGACCTGACTGATGACGAACACGCAGTGTTGGATTTGCGGCGGCGCGGCTGGCACAATGCAGATATTGCGGCTGCAATGCATTGCAGCGAGCGCACCGTTAAGCGGTACGCCAAATCCGTACACGACAAAATGCACCGATAAACACATAGCAAAAGCCCGGCAGGTTCACAACCTGCCGGGCTTTTTATTTTTGCTTGTCTTTTTGCGCATTGTACCACGTTAAAAACTCACCAAATAGGCGCTGTTCTGCCTCTTTGCGGGCGGCAATGGCTTTGTCTTTGTCGGTGCCGCAATACAGGTGGTACCGCTCCCCCTTAAAATAGATGTATGCGACATATTTTCCGCCTTTTCTGCACGACACACCGCGCACGCCTGTGGTGTTGTTCCGTTGGGCTTTGCTCGATGATATTCGGCTAACGTTGGTGCCGTCAACCTGCCCTAGCTTATCGGCAATGGGTTTGGTGGTTAGGTTGCGGTTTTTTATGCACCCGCAGCTGATCTGCTTGGAGTGGGCGATGGTACGGCTCGGCAGCTCCACGATTTTACCGCAGTTAAGGCAGCGGCAGCGGAAAACCCGGTTGCCGTCTTGCCTCTTCGCAGTCGGCTCGATAACGTACAAATAGCCAAATGTCTGCCCGGTTAAATCCCTAAACGGCGGCACGTTGCTCACCCCTCAAGGTACGCACGCAGGGCGGTGCGCACAATCTCGCTGCGGTTGGCACCGTCGGCAGCGCTGCGGGCATCCAGCTTGTCAAGCAGCTCCTGCGGCAGCAGGACGTTTAGTCTGGCATCCTCCACCACCTCGCCAAACGCCGCCTCGTAGTCGTTGCCGTCAAGGTACTGCTCTGCCCACTCGCGGGCGGCATCCTCGGCGATGGGGGTAATCTCCTCACCCCAGCCCCAGTTTCCGTCTTGTTTTGGGAAACCGTTGCCGTAGCTGTGTATAAAATACTTGCCCGCCTTGGTACGGTATAAATCTTGTCCGCGATAGTAGATGTCATTGGGTAAGTAATTGTTTTCGTGGACACCTAGCCGCTGGGCGGTTTCGGTGTTGTAGCGGCTGCCGTTGATGATCTTTTTCATGGTGTGGCTCCTTTTTTTATATTACAGCCGTTCTGCATCAAACAGCTGAGAAACGGATACGATCTCAAAAGGGATTTCCTCACGCTTGCCGGAGCTGGTCGGTGCGGTGATTGTCAACGCCTGCAGCGCCTCGTCAATGGCTTGATTATAGTCGCCTGTCACGCGGATGGCGGGGACGAAGGCAAAGACCAGATTGATGTTGCCGTCCTTGGCTTTGTAGTCGGAGCGGATGCCGCCCGGCACAGCGTGGATGAAGTCGGGCAGGGAAACCGTCACGGCTTTGCGGTGCGGCACGCCTTTGGGTTTGTCGCCTTCGTATTTCCAGCCCTCCGGCAAGCGAAAGTTGCTGTAGGTGTCGTTCTGCACGGCGGTGAAATAGGCGTTTTCGGCGGGGGTGTAATTGCCGGTGCTGTGGGATGCCAAAGCCATGGTGATGATGATCTCGGTAGTCATAATGTTTTCTCCTTTGTTTGTGTGGGGTGTTTCGTATCTCTTATGTTGTACTTATTATAGCACAGATAATATTTAATGTAAATACTATTTTACAATAAAATATTATTTTTGCGTCAAATAATTTTCAAAATTCAGCTTTTGCAAAAACACGTCCCACGTTTGGCACTTCTGTGTCCTACGTTTGGACGTGTTTTTTTGTATAATGAGAGCAAGAAAGGCGGCAGACTATGGCGTTTCGGCAATACAATCCAAACCCGGACGGAAAGCGCGTCGGTGACTGCACAATTCGGGCAATTTCTGCGGCAACGCAGCAAGATTGGGAATCCGTATATACTGCCTTGATATTAGAGGGCTTTATCCTGCACGATCTTCCGTCTGCAAACTATGTCTGGGGCAGTTATCTGCGGCGGAAAGGCTGGCAGCGGCACACACTGCCTAACACCTGCCCGGACTGTTACACCGTTGCGGATTTCGCCGCAGACAATCCGACTGGCGTATATATTCTGGCTATGGCAACGCACGTTGTCGCTGTTGTTGATGGTGATTGGCTTGATACTTGGGACAGTGGCGACGAAACGCCACTGTATTATTGGCAGAAAGGATGATTGACTATGGCGTTTGGGGTACCGTATCAGCCCGGCTATATGCCGAACTATTATCCGATGGGGCAGCAGATGCCGTCGGCTATGCCCGATCAGCTCGCACAGCTCCGGCAGGCGGCGTATCCGCAGCAGCAGCCAACAGCGCAGCAGACCGCGCCTATTATATGGGTGCAGGGCGAAGAAGGAGCCAAAGCGTATATGGTCGCGGCAGGAAACAGCGTGCTGCTGATGGACAGCGAAAACAGCACATTTTATATCAAATCCACCGATGCTAGCGGTATGCCGCAGCCTTTGCGCGTTTTTGACTACTCGGAACGCACGGCAAGCCAGAAACAGCCCACACATACCGCGCAAAAGCCAAAAGAAGAATATGTCACACGGCAGGAGTTTAACGCTCTTACAGCACGCTTTGACGCGCTGACGGCAGACAAGCCTTTGACGCGCAAGAAAAAGGAGGCAGACAATGAGCAACCCTCTGTTTAACGCTCTTGGCGGCGGCAAAATGCCGGGCGCGATGGGGCAATTTCAGCAGATGATGCAGCAGTTTCAGCAATTCCGCAATAACTTTCAGGGCGACCCCAAGCAAGAGGTGGAAAAACTGCTGCAATCAGGGCAGATGAGCCAAGCGCAGCTAAACCAGCTGCAAGCGATGGCGCAGCAGTTTCAGAGCTTTTTACAATAGGTTTAAACCGTGCGCACGGTGAACAATACATTCAACTTTTGAAAGGAGTTCAACATGAGTCTTTCTTCGGACGGCACTGTTATGACAATGCCTGTTCAGCCCGCGAATACGGGCAATGGCAACGGCTGGGGCTTTGGCGGCGATGGTTTGTTGTATATTATTATTCTCTTCCTCTTCGTTTTCTGCGGCTGGGGCGGCAACTGGGGTAACAACGGATTTGGCGGCAACGGCAGAACCGGCGCAGTTGACGGCTACATTCTCACCAGTGATTTTGCCAACGTTGAACGCAAAATCGATGTCGTGAACAACGGCCTGTGTGACGGCTTCTATGCTCAGGCACAGCTTGTCAACGGTGTGCAGAACGCTATGCAGCAGGGCTTTATGTCGGCTGAAATCAGCCGCGCGAACCAGCAGGCAGCGTTTATGCAGCAGCTCTTTGCCATGCAGCAGCAGGCGAATACTTGCTGCTGTGAGACACGCGAGGCCATCCAGGGCGTAAATTACAACATGGCAACGCAGGCTTGCGACACGCGCCAGACTATCCAGAACGGCACGCGGGACATCATCGAGAATCAGAACGCCAACGCCCGCGCGGTGCTTGACGCACTGACTGCACAGCGCATCGAGGCAAAGGATGCCAAGATTGCAGAGCAGAACCAGCAGCTTTTTGCCGCACAGCTTGCCGCAAGTCAGGCTGCGCAGAATGAAACGTTGAAAGCCTATATGAGCGGGCAGCTTGCCTATTACAACCCCCGCCCTGTTCCGGCTTTCCCCGTTCCTGCACCGTATCAGTACGGGAATTGCGGCGGCTGCAACGGTTGCGCCTGCTAAAACAGAATACGGCAACTTGTCGGAACATCTGACATGTTCGGCCCCGTGCCGATAGTGCAAAATGTGGCGGGGG